TTCCTGGATCGCCCACAGGGTGTCCCCCGCGTCCGACTCGATCCCCGAGTTCGGCGTCAGGTCCACAGTCCAGTCGCCGTCTGCGTCCGGCGTGATAACGACCGGACGTACGAGCTCCCCGGACACGGCGGCCACATAGCCGACCGCCTCTATCCCGGTGACGTCGACCAGCGTGGCCTTCATCTCCGACCGCTGCCCGGCAGCAAAGCCGATCAGCTTTCCCGTCACCGTCGTCATGGTGGTGCTCCCGTTCAGGTCACAGAGTCGTCGTGCGGATCGTTCTCGTGGAGCAGGACGCCGTCGTGCTGGGCGGTCAGGACCATGCGGGTCCGCTGGATGACCAGGCTGGCGATTCCCAGGAGCAGCAGGACGCGGGCGAACCGCATGACGGTGGCGAAGATGCCGTCGGGCCATATCGACACCACCACCGTGTAGGCGGCCAGTGCTCCTATGGCCAGGGTGAACGTCATGACGTGCCGGCCGACCGGCGTGGACCCCCAGGGGGCGTGCAGGTGGTAGACGACAGCGAAGATCGTGCAGCACAGGGTGACCAGGCCTGATGCGTACACGTTCGACAGTTGCGCGTAGTCCATGTCCATCAGGTCCTCCCTCCGAAGGCCTCGCGGAACATTTCCGCGAAGTGGTTCCGCTCGCGTTCACGTGCCAGACGTGAAGCGACCTGCGATACGGCCGACCGCTGCGCTTCGACTTCCCGGCGGGCCAGTTGGGCCCGTGTGAGCGCCTTCTCTGCGGCCTTCTGTCCAGGCGTGTCCGGGCGCTGGGGGGCGGGCTCAGGACGGCGGCGCAGCAACCGGCGAATCCATCGCATCCCCTGGCACCTCCCCCCGTATCGCGCGCAGGACGGTGTAGGCGGTGCGGGAAAGTTCCAACATCTCGCCGTTCTGTCCTTGCGCTTCCAGTCGTGCGGCTTCGCTCTCCCTGTGGGCTTCACGCCAGGTGTCCCGCTCCGCGAGAGCTTCAGCAACGCGGGCATCACGGTCCTTACGGACGTCCTCGAGGACGGAGCGGGGAACCAGGTTGCCCCGATAAACGAGCAGCACGACGAAGGCAACGATGGTCCAGGCCCCGCCCTGCATCAGCAGGGTCACGCCCGAGATCTCGTTCACCGGTGCCGCTCCTCGTCGGTGGTGGGGCACGCCTGCGCCGCTGCCAGACGACGCGAGGCGTGCCGGAATGCCATGGGTCAGGCCGCCAGCCGCAGGCCTTCGCGGGTCACCGGTGCGGTGACCTGGGTGCGGTCGTAGGCACCCAGCGCGAGGGACACGAAGGACAGCACGATGCCCTGCTGGGCCGCGTCCCAGTCCAGGCCGAGGCCGACAGCAAGGGCGATACCGGCCTGGACGAGACCGAGGATGGCGGCGATGACGCCGTCCTTCGTCATGACGGCGATCAGCAGGCCCATGGCGGCCGCGGCTACGGCGTTGACCCAGGCTTGGGTGTCGACGTCGACGTCCATGACGAACGCGGAGAACAGCTTCACGGCGACCGCGAAAAGCGTCAGCCAGGCCGCCGGTTCGCGACCGAGGATCAGAAGGGGCTTCATTGGAGTGTTTCTCCTTGGTGGGGTGGTGGAGGGGGGTGGTCAGATCTTCGGGACCTTGAGGCGCTTCCACGTCTCGGGGCCCGGGTAGCCGTCGGCGTCGTCGCCGGTCCAGCCCTGTGCGCGTTGGAAGTCGCGGACGTTCCACCGGTCGGCGTTGGTCCAGTTCGGTCCAGGTCCGGTGGAGTAGTGGCGGCCGTAGCCGAGGGCGACCAGGCGCCTGCCGAGGGCGGTGATGATCGGCGAGTAGCGGCCGGCGTGGAAGAAGGCCTTGCCGGGGTACGGCTGGTAGACCGGCGTGGGCGGCTTGGCCGGTGCCGGGGCGGGCTTGGCCGGCAGGGTGCCGAGGAGCTTCTTCAGGCTGGACGATCCCGGGATGCCGTCGGCGTCCTGGCCGGCCGCGGTGCCCTTGTAGCCCAGGGACTTCTGGAAGTCGCTGAAGTTGCGGGTGTCGGCGTCGGACCAGGTCGATCCGGGTCCTTCGGTGTAGTGCTTGCCGAATCCGGCCTTCACCAGCGCCTGGCCCACCTTGGTGATGTGGTCTCCCTTGGCTCCGTAGCCGTATTCGAGGCCGTTGACGGTGACCTTGTAGCGGGCCGGGGTGGCTGCGGTGACGGGGCCGGGGGTGGGGTACTTGGGGCGGCCGAAGCCTGCGATGTCGGCGACGACGCGGACGCGTCGGGCGCACACGTTCGCCGTGTTGCCCTCGATCGTGTACACGTACTTGCCGTCGGAGGAGACGCTGGTGACGATTCCGACGTGGTCGATCTTGCCGATCTCGGAGGTGCCGTCCCAGTCGAAGAAGACGATGTCGCCGCGGCGGATCCCGGACTTCAGGATGCCGTTGGTCATCGCGGTCCACTGCTTGTCCGTGTTGAAGCGGGCGGCGTGGGCGACGGTGTACGCCCAGTCCATTCCGAAGCAGACGGCTGCGTAGTTGTCGGAGTCGTAGGCGGCGCGGGTGATGGTGGCGTTGCACCAGGCGAAGTTCCCGGCGTAGGCGTTGCCGTTGCGCTGGCGGTACCACTCCTGGATGACGTTGGGCTCGCCCAGTCCGAGCCACGCCTCCATGGCGGCGACCATCTTCTCGAGGCCGCCGGTGTTTCCTCCGAGCCGCCGCGGCTGGTCGTCCAGCGGGTCGCCGGCGACCTCGTCGTCATCGTCGTCGGCGGGGAGTCCGTACACGCCGTGGGAGTCGGCCGGGCCGTACTTGTCGGCCAGGAGCTCCTCTTCGTTGCGGACGGTGGGCCCGTTGCCGGTGGCGGTCAGGAGGGCGGCTTGCCGGTCCTGGCTTATGTCGTCCTCGAGGGGTCGGGGCTCGCCCATCGTGGGTCTCCTTCGTGGGGCGCCGGTCAGCGGTTGCTGGTGAGGCGGGGTTGGATGAGGTCGATCTGGTTGCGGAGCTCGCGGTATGTGGCGAGGGACAGGCGGAAGAAGCCGTGGTCTCCCCAGGCCGATGACCAGGAATTGACGACCCGCAGGATGGTGTGGGCGTAGTCGAGCCCGCCGTCTGCGGTGTAGGTGAGGTGCTCCAGGGCTGTGATGCAGACTTCGTGGCCGCCGGCGACAGGAGAGTTCTGCCAGTTGGGCAGGTCGTCCAGGAGTGCGGTCCGGCCGGTCGGGTCGAAGAAGTCTTCGTGCCACGGCATCCCCATCAGGACCGGACCGGTCTGGAGGAGGGTGCAGAGTTCCTCGGCGGTGGTGGCGTGCCGGTAGGAGTCGATCAGCCCGCGGGCTTTGAGGGTTTTGGCGACTCCGAGGCCGGAGGATCCGCAGTCCACGGCCGGCCAGGTCTGGTCGTGCCACTCGTCGCGGCGGGTGGCTTCGGCGTACAGGTCGATCGCCCACGATTCGGCCAGTGCCGGGTCGGTGGTGACGAGGTCGGCAGCCTCGAGCGTGGCCGTGTCGTGGAGGATCGACACGGCTGCGGTGGCCGCGTTGCCGGTGCAGGAGCCGAGGGCGTCCACGTCATCGACGCCGATGTATCGGCGGCTGGTATGGATTCCCTGGGACAACAGGCTCTGCTGGTTGAGGACAGGGATCTTGGGTGCCCACTCGGTGGGATGCAGGCGTCGCCCCGCAGGCCGCGGCCGGTAGGCGAGGCTGCGCGGGTCCAGCACGAGGTGCCGACCGAATGGGCCGGTCACGTCATACCGTGTGATGTCGAGATCGGGCACTCGCCCGTGCTCCTGCACTCCCCGCGCCCAGAGCCGTCTGATGCGTTGCGGGCCGCTGTGGTGCGGCCGTCCCTCGGGGGTGGTGCAGGGCGGAGGGTCGCCCTGCTGATCAGGGTACGGGCGTACGAAGCCCGTGTTGCCCCTGATAGCCGGGCGCCTGGTCAGGCTTCCCGGTACCAGCCGTTGATGGTCATCGTGGCGGTGGCGGACAGGTTCTCGCCGCGGACTTGGATGTCCGTCGGGCCGCGGACCTGATCCAGGAGGGCACCGGAGCCGCCGGGTTGGATGAGGCAGACGCCGTGGCCGCCAACGGATGAGTTGGTGCCGGCGGCGATACCGCCGAGGTAGACGCCGATGTACTGGCGTCGGTTCGCGGACCCGCGGTAGGGGGTGGAAGGGAGGCTGATGGTGATGCCGGTGGTGCCGGTTCCGAGCGCGGACAGGGTGATGTAGGCCTCGATGTAGACCAGCTTGCCGATCTTGTAGTACCAGCCGTCCCGGATGGCGTATGTGGCGGATCCGCCGTTGGTAACGGTCGGGGTCCAGGACGTCCACGTGGTGGTGGCAACCGACAGTCCACCGGCGATGGTGGTGTTGCCGTCCTTGTCGACGAGGAACATGTCCGCGTCGCGGTAGGCGCGCATCAGGTATCCGGTGTGCGCGGTGACGCCCTGCACGTAGAAGGCGCTGTTCGCGGACGCTGGTGCAAGGACCTGCGCACGGCTGTTGTCGAAGTAGGAGAGGTTCGCCTCCATGTGGAGGGTGGTGTTCTTGGTGGTGTCGTCGTCGTTGATGTACCCGGTCTCCATGCTGGCCAGGTACATGGCGATGCGGCCGCCGATTCTCGTGTGCGAGACGTCGTCTCGAAGCCGCTCGATGACGGTGAGATCGCGTCCCAGGTAGGCGTGCCAGCGCATGTCCGTGTAGCCGCTGCCGGTGAACTTTCCGGACAGTAGTTCGAGGTTGGCGTCACCGGTGACGGGTTCCACGACCTGCACGTATGCCAGGTTGTTGACGGCCGCGTTGCTGAGGCTGAGGCTGGGGTAGGCGTTGTCCGGGTTGAGGTTGAGGAGGGCTCCGCTGGTGCCCTTCAGGCCCAGCCCGAGGTCGGAGAGGCTGCCGACCAGGGTTCCGGAGGTGTCGTAGACGCTGACGGCCGCACGGCCGGAGGTCGTCTTGAGCGTGATGCGCTGCCCGCTGGTTCCGGTCTGCACGGTCCCGCCGGTGACGGTGCTGCCTGTCACGGTGCTGCCGGTGATGTCGGATCCGGTGATGTCGCCGGTGAAGACCGCGCTGCCGTCGGCGGAGTTGAACTGGATGACGAGGACGTTGGAGCCGTCGTAGACGCGTAGCCCGTCCTCGTTGAGCTCGACTCGGGCGCCGGACGGGTTGCCGGCCACGATGCGGGTGACGAGCTGGAGAACGGCCTCGAGCTTGTCGGCGGTGATGGCGCCGGCTTCGATGGCGGCCGCGTTGACCGAGCCGACGGTCAGGTCCGGTCCGTCGACCTGGACTGGGGTGGCGGCGGTCTGCGCGGAGGCGGCTCCTGCGATGCCGGAGGAATTCACGGCGAGGAGGACGACGTAGTGCGCCACGTACGGCAGGGGGGTGACGGGGAGCATGCCGCCGGTCCCGGAGCGGGTGATGGTTCCGACGAACGTGGCCGCTGACGGGGTGAAACCGCTGGACGTGGAAATGTGGACGGCGACGTGGTCGAAGTCGGCCGGCAGTGGCGTGCCGTCGGCGAGGGCGCCGTCCCAGACGATGCGCAGGCCGCCGATGGACGGGGTGACGATCGGTGCGGTGGGGGCGCCGGGCGGGGGCCCGCCGACGGCGACGAGTCCTAGGGTGCCGTCGGGCTGCATACCGATCGCGCCCCGCACCGCCCCAGTGTCGTCTTTCACGGCGATGGCCGTGTTGTCGAGGGCGGCGTGGGAGAGGCGGGAGGAGCGCTCGATCCGGGCCAGGCGGGCGTCCATCTCGGCGAGCTTGCGGCCGATGTCCATCAGGTGACGCCTCCGTACTGGTACATGGCGGACGGTTGCAGGTCGACGACGGCCTGCGGTCCGCCCTGGGCGGTCGGTTTCATGGACCAGCCGGTGATGCGGCACCAGCCGGTGTAGTCGGTCCGTTGGTTGTGGATGCGGGTGTAGACGTCGTCTCCGACCTGCCACGATCCGAACGGGGCGGCGGTGGTGTCGCGGAGGGTGACCTGGGCGACTTTGCCCATGGTCTGCCGCCAGGCGCGTTCCCAGTCGGTGCGCTGGGCGAGGGTGTCGTTGCCGTTCAGCTCGGGGAAGCTGACGGCGGCTTCGAGGCGCAGGCGCCCGTTGCGGACGGCGGAGACCTGACGGAGTTTGGCGCTGCCATCGCCGGCGCCGGTGCCGATGACGACCTGCGCGTAGTCGTCCCCCGCCAGCGTCTTCGTGGGGTCTTCGATGATGTTGACGCCGGATGCGAACTGGAGGTCATTGCGGCGCCGCCCGAGGCGCGGCCAGCCCAGCGCGACCCGCTTGACCACACCGGTCTTGTCGGCGTTCCACGAGGTGACGCACGTGTACTCGGGGGTGGCCTGGTCGGTGACCATCTCGTCGACCTGATCGCCGAGGCATTTCACGTCGTACCAGAAGCTGTTGTAGGGCTCCGCCGGGGTGCCGATGGTGGAGGTGGACACGGTGTCGTCGACGATGACGCCCAGGTCGCCGTCGGGGATGGACTGGGCGTACTCCCAAGCGTTGCGGATGACGTCGCACCGGTCGGCGTACACGTAGGGGCCGCGGCCGCCGTGCTGGCCGTCCAGGTCGAAGCGTTTTTGCAGGTACGACGACCAGGAGGCGGCCTCGATCGCGAAGCTGGTGCCCTCGATCGCGGCATGCCAGACCAGGCCACCCCACTGGAGCTCTCCGTCTGCGGATTCGACGTAGATGTTGGTGGTTCCGGGGTCGGCGAGGGTCGGGTTGGAGGACAGCAGGTGCGGCGCCAGGCGCCCGGTGAGGGTGCCCGGCCCGGACAGCTCGGGCCCGTACTCCAGGTCTGTCAGCGGGAGCGCGTTGGACAGCCACTCCCCCGTCAGGGCGTGCTGGGTGAGGACCCGGACAGGTGGGGTGACGGTCACCGCGGGGCCTCGATGAACTCCACGTTGTAGCGCAGGGTGGTGGAGGCGTCGACGGATACGACGCCCGTGTTGCCGGTGGTGCCGGTGGCCTGCGGGCGCAGGAGCTGGCTGGTGCCGCGGTAGGCGTCCGGGATGGTCACCGTGTCGGCGACGAACGTGGTCGCGCGCCGGATGGCGGTCTGGTTGTCGTCGAGGATGACGGGCTGGAGAGTGAGGGAGGCCCCGAACGTGGCGCGCAGGGCGCCGATGAACGCGGCGGTGGTGTAGCGGATCTGGGCCAGGTCGATGCTGACGATGGCCTGGGATGCCCAGGACGGGATGGGCACGCTCCAGCCTGCCTCGGTGGAGAAGTAGGCGTAGGTGCCGTTGCTGTTGTTGATGGCGGTGGAGGTGCTTGTCGGCGAGTGAACGTGCTGGAGGCTCTGGCGTCGGGGGTTCGCGATCTGCCGCAGGTCCACGATCATTGAGTTGGTGATCGTGGACGTGGACGCGGGGATGTCGATGCGGGCCAGGGGAATGCCGGTCAACCCGCCGGGGATCGTCGTGGCGCTGGACGAGACGTTGGAGAGGACCTGGAAGTAGTTGATGTCGTCTTCGGCCGGGTCGAGGGTTCCTTCGTACTCGGGGTCCTCCACGCGGAGGATAACCATGTCGGAGCGTCCAGATCCGGCGCCCTGGGCGGCGATGGTGACGGTGGAAGCGCCCTGGTTGCGGGTGGAGTAGCTGCCCTGGAAGGCGCTGACGCGGCCGCGGATGACGGCGGAGCCTTCGGCGATCTGCACGCCGCCGCCCGGGGTGCCGAGCTGGGTGACTTTCAGGTCGGTGCCGGCGGTGATGCCTTCGGAGCCGCGGGCGAGGTCCTGGACCATGGCCCGGAACTGCTCGGCACTGTGGTTGGCGCCGTTGGTGAGGATCGGTACGGGATAGAGAGTCACGGTGTCCTCACAGGGCCATGTAGGCGTCGCGCCAGGTCAGGCGGAGGCGGGCGGTGTTGGTGGCGTCGAAGGCGGTCCAGCGCATTTCGGACTGGCCGGGCGGCAGGGAGAACAGGTCGAGTCGGGAGCCTGGGGAGAGGTAGGTGGAGGCGTTGCCGCCGTTGTCCCAGGTGACGGTGCGGTAGCCGGGCCGGGTGTCGATCTCCACCCAGCGGTCCTCGTCGAGGCTGAGGGTGGGCAGCGCGAGGGCCCGCCCGGACGCGACGTGGGTGATGGTGACGTTGGCGCACGGGCCGGTGATGCGGATGACGGGCCAGGCGTCGGCGTCGCCTGCATTGGTGACCCAGCCGGGCCGGTCCGCGGCGACCGTGCCGTCCTGGACGAAGATCGGGGCGACGATCGGCGCCGCGAAGCCACCGCCGGTGAGCCAGCCCAGCGGGAGTTCGGTGGTGGTCTCGGTGTCGGCGTACCAGGTCGGATCGTGGGCGATGAACTCGATGTCCAGGGGCACGTAGCCGTGGATGACCCGCCCGAACTCGGGGTCGAGTTTCCGCATCCGGCCGGTGAGGCGCTTCACGGGCCGGCCGGGCCGCTTTAGGCGGAGTGTCATGCCCTGTCCGCCGACGAGACGAACGGACGCCGTGTCGGAGGCCGCCTGGAGGGCGGCGATCACGTCGTGGCAGGCGTCCGGCTGGCCGGGCACGTTGATGGCGGCATCGATCTGGACCTGGCGAGCGGCCCAGTAGTCGGGGCCCGCGAACATTCCGTCCATGCTGGGCTGGTCGACGTCGTTGTCCCGGACCGGCGGCCTGCCCAGGCCGGTGGTCTCGATGACGTTGACTGTGGTGCCGGTGCCGATGACGACGCCGCCCAGGTCGTACTGGAAGTCGAGCAGTTCAGTATCCGGCACGGGCTGCCACCCCTCCCCTGCGCGCGCGGCGGACGGAGCGTCCGACCTGCGACCCGATGTCTGATGCGGTGGCGCCGGTGCGGACCGCGGTGACGCTGACGTTGGTGTCGCCGCCGCCTTGGACGACGACGACCGGGCGGGATGCGGCGGCGTCGGTCAGGCCGACCCCGAACCGGTGCGCAACGTCGGCCAGGACGGGCATTGCGGAACGCCGCTTGTTGGGGCCGAGGGGGATCAGGGCCTCTCCGTGCGTCTCCGGTTCGGCAAAGCGGATGATGCCACCGGCGGTCGCGTACATGCCCGCCCTGATGCCGCCGTCCGCGTACGACATGCCCTTGCTGGCCCGGGCCAGGTCTGCCAGGAACTGGGTCGCCCTCGAGCCCAAGGACTTGGTGATCTGCGCCTTGGCCTTGGTCGCCACGGTGATGATCTCGTCTTCGCCCAGGCCCGTCGCGCCGGCCACGTCGTGGATTCCGGTCTTGGCGGTGCTGATGGCCGCGATGATCTGCACCAGCTCGGCAACCTGCGTAGACGTCAGGGCACCGTTCGCGGCTTTGGCTTGCGCGTTGGCTGCCGTGGCCTTGCTCTTGTCCTTCACCGCGGCTGCGGCCAGCTGCTGCGCGGCCTCGTCGTTCTGGGAGGCGAGCTGCCCGGCGAGGTCGCCGAATCCCTGCGCGGCGAGGGTGGCCAGGTTGTCGGAGAACGTCTTGCTCAGGCTGTTGGCCTTGCCCAACTGGCGGGTGTAGTCGGTGAGGCTGGCCTTGGCGACGGTCTGGAGGTTGCGGAGCGCGGCGGCCATGTCGTTGATGTACTTCGTGGAGCCGGTGGCCATCTTGTGGGCGAGCTGCTTGCCCTCCTCGCCCATGGAGGCGAGGGCTTCGGCGACGTCGCCGCCGGCCCGGTCCGCGACCGCGGCGAGGTCCTTGTTCCACGTCGTGGTCGCCGCCGAGATGGACTTGAGCTTCTTCTCGACCGCGCCAAGGTCGAAGTAGGCGACGTCCTTTCCCTTGACCTTCTTGGTCTTATTCCCGGCCTGCCCGGCGTCGGACGGGGAGTACAGGGAGCCGGTCTGGGGGTCGTAGCGCCAGTCGGTGACGTTGCCGTCCGCGTTCCACTGGATGCCGGCCGGGTCGCCGCCGAGTCGGCGGACGGTCTCCTCTGTGATGGCCCTCGAACGCGGCCACTTCGACCGGGCGTGAGGGATGTAGCTCTCCCCCAAAGTCTCCGGCTCCGCCCATATCCGCAGGTCAGGCTGGGGTTTGGCGATCTGTGCGACATGGTTTTCACGCATGCCGCCTTCGGCGAACCGCTGTGCCTTTGCGCCGCCGTAGATGTTGCCGTCGGCGGATCGTCCTGCGGTGGAGCCGAGGTAGCTGCCGTTGGGAACGTTGGGGCTGCCCTTGATGACGTAGCTGGTGGTGATGGTGATCGACCGGTCGCGCAGGCCTGCGATGGTCGCGGCGAGGGAGGCGACGTTGGCGCGCTGCGTCCCGGTGGGGACGGTGATCGTGACGTTCTTGCCCTTGGTGTCCTTGATCTTGAAGCCGAGGAGGGTGAGCTGTTCCCGGGCCGCGGCCGTCGGCGCCTTCATGGTGATGGTCTTGCCGTTGGTGGACTTGACCTTCGCCTGGACTGCCTCGAGATCAGTGATCGCGTCGGCGGTCTGCGTGTCCAGCTTGATCGTCTTGTCTTTCAGGCCGTCGCGGACGGCTTGAAGAGACGTCAGGCCTTCCTGCGCGGTGGCGGTGTTCGCGGTGACCTTGAAGGTGCCGTCCTTCAGGGTGGTGACCGAGTAACCCAGTTCGGTGAGCTGGAGGATCGCGTCGTCGGTGAGGGCCTTCACCGTCACCGACTTCGCGTTCGGTGTCTTCTCGATCGCCTCGATGACCGAGGTGAGGCCGGAGATGGCGTCCTCGGTGCGCATCTCCACCAGCGTGGTCTTGCTGTCGGGGATGGAGATGTAGCTCGCGGCGAGGGCGTCGGCCTGTGCTTTGGTCAGGCCCATCTTCTGCGCCGCGTCCGAGAACGTCTTCTGGCCGCGGGTCATGATGCCCTGCACGTAGGACCAGCCCTTGCCCTGCTCCCGGGCCGCAGCCGCCGCGGCGTCCGTGTCAGCAGCAAGGTCCGACAGGGCCTTCTCCGACTCCCGGGCCTTCTCCGAGCCCAGGTCCAGCTCGCCATTGGTCATCTTCAGCGTGTCGGCGTGGTCCTTTGCCGTCTTGATCGCATCGTCGATGGACTGCTCGAACGCGGACATTGCACTGCCTGCGGCCCGGTTGACCTCGTTCAACGCCTGAATGCTCTGCCTCAAGCCGTCGGCGGAGGCCTTCTGGGCGTCCAGCTTCGACTGGGTGTCCTGCGCCGCCTCACCGAAAACCCCCATGGCCTCGGCTGCCATTTCCTGCTCGAACGCGGCGTCGGCGAGCGCGGACTTGTAGTCGTCCAGCTGGGACTTGATCTCCTTGGAGGAGTGCCCCTGGGCTTTCATCTTCTGGGTGATCTGGTCCAGCGCGGCCGCCGCCAGGTCCGCCTGACCGTTCTTCACCAGGCCGGCGAGGCTCTTGTCGAGGGCGTCGATGTCCTTCTTCGCGTCCTTGACCGGGGTGGAGTCCGTGCCGAAGAAGCTGACGATGGACTGCTGGACCTGGTCCAGGCCCTTCGGGTCCTTGATCTTCTGGAGGCTGTCGGCGAGCCCGGACAGGTCCTTGCCGAACACGCGGGCTGCTTCGCCGCTCGCCTGGCCGGTCGACGCGAGCGAGCGCATCGACGTGGTCAGTTTGTCGACGTCCGGCGGAGCCTTCTTACTCATTTCCGACAGCTGCGACAGGACCACCAGCAGGATTCCGATGCCGGATCCGATGAGCATGGTCCGCGCGGCGACGCCCAGGGACATGAATGCTGCGCGGAGCCCGGCCAGGCCACCGCCGGCCGCCGTGGACACCGCAGTCAGGGCGGTGATGCGGGCGGACACCGCGGCGACCCCACCGGCGAGGGCCGCCATGCCCGCACCCGACAGCTGGAGAAGCTTCAGAGCGGTGGCGACCTGGATGATGATGCCGACCAGCTCGGGCGGCAGCGCGGCGACCAGCTTGGCTGCCGCGGTGACGAGGGTGAGCATGCTCGGGCCGGCCTCCGCGGCGCCCCGCAGGAGGGTGACGAGAGCCGCGGAGATCGCGGAGATGGCTTCGCGGGCGGCGGGCCCGTTCTCCTTGGCGTAGGCCACGAACTCCTGGATGGCTCCGCCGCTGCCGACGTCGCCCTCGGACAGGACGCGCATGAAGTGGATGACCTTGTCGGTCATCTCGTCCAGCTGCTGGCCGGAGAACGTTGCGAAGCGTTTGGCCATGGCGTCGAAGCCAGGCGTGTTCACGGCCCCGCCGGCCACGGTGAGTAGGCGGTCCAGCTGGCTGGACGCGGACTCCACGTGCGGGGTGAGACGCGGGATCAGGGTGTCCAGGATGGTGATGCCCTTGGTGAGCGGCACCATCGTGAACCCGGCCATCTCGTCCGACCAGTCGGAGAAGTCCTGCTTGAGTCCGGACAGGGCGATGGCTGCGGACTGGGTGGCGGGCGGCAGGGCGGCGAGCGTCTGCTGGTAGGCCAGTTGCGCCTGCATGGCCTCTTTGGAGGTGCGGCCGTGGTCGCGGATGGCGTCCTGGTACTTCTTCTCCGCGTCGGCGACCTCGGACAGCGGTTCGATCTGCCCGGCGATGGCGATACCGAACGCGGTCGCCGAAACGCCGGCGGTGGCGAGCATGCCGGGCAGGGGTGCCAGCTCGGTGGACAGGCCGGCGACGAGGGGGATGGCTGCGGTAGCCAGGCCCAGGAGGCCGTTGAGGCCGAAGTCGGCCTTTTTCCCGCCCCCGCTGCCGCCCATGGTGCGGCCCAGGGTGGTCAGGGCGCTGGTGTCGGGCTCTACCCGTACGCGGATGGTCTGGGTCATCGACGCCCAGCGCACGGCGGCGGAGACGTCGCGGCGCAGTTGCATGGGGTCGGCGAGCCCGATGGGGATCTCGATGCGGTGTCCCCATGCGGCCCAGCGGACTGCGTCTTCGACTTCGCGGCGCAATTGCATGGCGTTGCCGAGGCGCAGGTTGACGGCCATGCCCTGCCCGGCGCCCGCGGTCGTAAGCGCGGCACGGACTTCGTCACGCAAATGGTCGGCTTCCAGGCCGAGGCGGACGCGGAGACCCTGTCCGGCGCCGGCCGTCGTGAGTGCCGCGCGGACGTCGTTGCGGAGGTGCCCGGTGTCGACGTCCAGGCGGACGCGTAGGCCTTGTCCCGTGCTTGCGGAGGTGAGTGCCGTGCGGACGTCGGACCGCAGGTGTGCGGCGTCCACGTCGATGCGGACGCGGATGGGGTTGCGGGTGTCGGCGCGCAGGCGGTTGACGTCGCGGCGCAGCGTGTTGACGGCGCGGTCGGCCTGGTCTGCGTCGCGGGCCAGGGCGCGCAGGGTTCGGGAGAGGCCGGAGCCCTGGCCGGTCAGCCGTACGGACAGATTCCACTCGGACACCGGTGGGCTCCTTTCTCTGCTAGTGGCTGCGGCGCTGGAGTTCGAGGGCGGCGTGGACGCTAGTCGGGATCAGGGCGACCTTCACGCCGTGGCCTTCGTCGGTTGCTGGGACGGTTTTCTGCTTGTCGGCGATGAGCTGGCAGCCGATGCAGCGGTGGGTGACGGCCCGGTAGGCGTCCTCGTCGCCGCCGGTGTTCTCGTCCCACTCCTCGGGGCGGGTGCCGCATCCGGGGCAGACCTGCCGGAGGTAGTCCTCGTATGCGAGGGCCTTGCGCCGGTCAAGGTCGGACCAGGTGCCGTCTCCGTGCCCGCGGAACAGGCTGTGCGGGATGCGGTACTCCCGGCACAGGGCCATCTCGCCACGGAAGCGGACATCGTCGATCAGCCTTTTCCCAGGTCGGTCCTGCGGATGTGCTGGATGGACCAGGCGGCGCTCCACAGGGCTGCGGCGTCGCCAGCAGACCACTTGTCGAGGGCCTTGGCCGCGTAGTCGACGGGCATCTTGTCGAGGGATGCGGCGGAGATCAGGGCGGGGGCGAAGGTGTCGAAGGCGTAGTTGTCGCCCCGGGCTTCGTCTTCCTCGCCGGCGGGGTGGGCGTTCTGAAGCTTCTCGAGCTGGCCTCGCTCGAGCGCGGTGAACCTCAGGACGACGGTGACCTGGTCGTAGGCGGCCTTTGCTGCCGCCAGTTCGGTGTCGGCCGCTTTCGCCTTCTTCTCCCACAGGGCCCGCACCTCGGGCTCTGTTTCGGTGGGCAGCTGCTCGAGCTGGCGGGCCGCCTGTTCCTGGGCCTGCTTGGCTTCCAGGTAGCGGTCGCGTACGGCCGGGTCGGGGCACAGGCGCAGTTCCTGGACGGGCTTGGGGATGTCGTCCAGTTGCTTGGCGAGTGCGTCCCAGGTGGTGCTGCTCATTCGGACTCTCCGTGTGGGAAGGCCCGGCCGGGCGCGCGCGGCGCCCTTCCCAAGTACACCGGGGCCCGGCCGGGGGTTGAGGGGGTGGGTTGGGTCAGCCGCCGGGCGTGGTGGTGGTGACGGCGACGGCCGGGCTGGTGCCGCCGGTGAAGGATCCGCTGGCGGTCATCTGCGGGACGTCCTCGCCGTCGTAGTCGCCGCCGAACGTGACCGTGACCGGGGTTCCCGGGTGCGGGCCGCCGGCGCAGACGACGTCACCGGACGCGATGTTGGACAGGGCCTCGAGCGCGGACTGGACCGCGGATGCGGCCGCGTTGTAGGCGATAGCCGACGTGGTCTGCCCGCTGAAGGTCAGCGTGTAGGTGCCGCCGGTCGGCGTGCCGGTGATGGTGACGGTCTGGACCTCGTCCGTACCGGCGGCCGGGACGGTCTGGTTGAACACGGGCCGGTCGGTGATGACGAAGGCCACGTTGATCTGGGCGGCCTCGTTGTCCGTGGAGTAGGCCTTGGAGTTGGAGGCGACCTTGACGGGGTAGACGTCCAGGCCCTTTCCTCCGGGCACGTCGCCCTTGGAGAAGATGCAGATGAAGCCGGTGGTGCCCTTGGCCAGGTCGGTCTCGATGTCGTCGAGGGTGTTGTCCTCGTAGAAGCCCAGGCTGGAGTCGGCGGCACTGTCGTCACCGTCGATCTTGGCAACGAAGGTGCTCCCCATGTCGGGGGTCTCGATGGGCTGGTTTTCGAGGCTCCAGCCGTCGATGGATCGGATGCCGTCGGTCAGGTCGTTGCCTGCGCTGATCTCGGAGCGCGTCGGGAGAAGCGACTCCGATGCGATCGTCGGCACAAACTTGATCTTCGTAACGCCCTTGCGGTTGAACCTCATGAATGGCCCCTCGCGGATAGGGGCCGATGGGGACCCCTGCTACACGTGTGTCGGTGTGGCGGCCACCTGCGTGGTGGCGTCCGCGTGGGGTCCCGCCGCGGTGCGGTGATGCCCTGACCCGCAGGGGGTCAGGTACCGGTCTCCTCAAGGAAGAACCGGAAACGGATCACACTGGTGATGATGGCATCCTCAGCGTTTTGTGTTCCCCCTGCTTCGCGGGCCTCGCGCCGGTCGCAGCCCACTCCGTCGATGGTGAGGGGGTGGGCGTAGCCGGGGCTGCCGTCGGCTGGCCGGGCCACGATTTTGCGGCCGCGGTCCGCGAGCCACTGCGCCTGCTCGTCCCCGCCGAGGCTGTTGGGAACGCCGGGGGTGGTGCCGGAGACGAAGGTGGCCTGGTAGTCGGAGACGGCGGTGGTGTGGCGGTCGGCGAGGGTGCGGTCGTCGGTGGTGTGGTCCAGGGGGTAAAGCAGCGTGTACGGCGGCTGCTTGGGTTTCCCGGTCTGCGGGTCGATGGGGACGGTACGCACGCCGACGGGGTAGCCGGTGAGGGTCTCCAGGAGGGCCTTCACCGCGGCGGTGACGGGCTTGCGGGCGATCATCACGCGCCTCCGAAGATGCGGTCGCAGGCGGCTTTGAAGGGGTCCGGCCAATCGTCTTCGAGCTCGTTCACGGACGGCCCGACGTGCGGGAAGGGAGGCTGGAAGTAGTGCCGGCCAATGCTGTCGGTCATGTCGTAGAACCCGTACTCAAGGCGGCGCCCTTGCGGTTCGTGGGTGCCGATGTCGACTCCCCCACCGTCCGGGACGCCGAACGGCTCGGGCTTCCATGAGCTGCGGTAGTCGCCGGTGATGACGTTCGGGCCGGGCCGGCCGGACGCGCGTTCCATGATGAGGGCGCGCAGCAGGCGTCCCTGCTGCTGGACGGTGCGGTCGATTTCCGGGCCGACGCGGTCGGCTGCCCGCTCGAGGCGGTCGGCGAGGTCTGCGAGGTCCATGGGGCTCACCCGGTCTCTCGGGTCTGCTGGACCTGGTCCATGCCCGTGATGCGGAGCGCGCCCACGGTGCCGGCCGCGGAGGGGTCCTGCACGGTCCACTGACGGGTCAGCAGCTCGAGGTCCCCGCCGCCATGAACTTGGACCACGGTGACGATCATTCCACGTTCGGCGACCGGCGCGGCCAGGGGCGTGAAGGCCCGGTACCGGGAGCGGGTCTCGTCGACCCACGGCATGCTTTCCATTGGCAGCCCGGACACGCCCCCCAGCGTGGAGGACGGGAACACGGCCCCCTTGCCCTCCCAGTACGGGTCCAGGGCCGGGTACTCGTACAGGCCCGTCGTGTTGTTGAAGACGGGCTGGCCGGTCCCGGGGCGGGAGAAGCGGACGGTGTCGAGGAGGATGAAATCCTCGAGGAACGCGGCGACACCGGAGAGGTCAAGGCCGGCCATGTCAGCTCCCTCCTCCCTTGGCCCACTCGGTGAGCGTGGCGAGCATGGCGCGGGCGGTCGCGCCCGGGCCGCCGCCGTAGTCGGACCGGTTCAGGGACTCCTGGTCGAGGAGGACGGGGTCGACTTCGGCGAGGAACGCGGCGACGAGTTCGCCGGGGCTGCGCTGCACTCCGACGGCTACGCGGGCGAGGCCTTCGAAGGCGACACCGTCGGGCTGCCGGGTGTGCAGGATGAGGACGGGGAGCTGTCCGGCGATGTCGTGCTGGAGGGTGTAGCCGGTGACGGTGCCTGCGGGCATCGGGGTGCCGTCTACGCTGATGGTGGCGTGCCCGGGCTGGGCGTCGATACGGACGCTGTGCGCCTCAGGCTCGGCCGGCTGATCAGTGGCAGTCATTCGTCTCCTCCGCTGCTGATCTCTGCCTGGTTGATGATCTGCTGCGCGGAGAACAGCAGGCCGTTCTGGTCGATCCAGGAAAGGCCCTCGCTGGAGCTCAGACCGAGGGATACCTTGCCGTCCTTGTCGACCACCTTAACGATCACGAATGCGGACACGACCAGGTCGCCGTCGTCCATCTCAAGGGTGTTGCCGAGGCCGTCCAGGATGGGGCCCAGGGTCTGCTCGCTCATGCGGGCACCCACTGCCCGCCGCGTACGAAGCCGTGGATGCCGCAGCACTCCCAGAGCAAGGAAGGCTCCAGGTGAAGTGGCTCTCGGGAGACCAGGGTGTGCGCGCTGGTTCCTACGGCTACCCAGCAGCCGACAGCCACCTTCTTTTCTGCGGGCACGCCCTCAAGCGACTTGCACCAGTGCCAGAACGTCGGATTGGTCTCCGCCGTAAGCCAGCCGAAGTAGATGTCGTCGGTCAGCTTCGTCATGCCCACCATCTCGAGGCCGGGCCAATCGGACGGCGGCGTGTTCCGGTCGTGGCTCACAGGAGGGCTCCCGAGAAGATGTCGTCGCGGCCGCGCAGGTCCAGACGGGGAAGCAACTCCCGTTGGCAGTTCGGATGTGCGGTGGGGTGGGCGAGGGCGTCCTGAACAGTGCGCAGGGTCCGGTTGGCGCGGTCCGGGTCGTTGTGGGACGTCCAGCCGCAGTCGGCGCCGTCGCGGATCTCCACGTACGAGACTCCGAGTTCGTCCAGGGAGGTGCGGGCGGCCGCGGTGTTGGCGGTGGTGACGGTCTGCCAGGTGATGGCGGCGCGGGCCCAGGAGTCGACGGGGTGGCGGGCGTTGCCTTCGTAGATGACCGTTTCGAGGGGGTGGTCGCGGCGCAGGGCTTCGGTGTCGAGGCGGTTGGTGTCGGCGCGGGCGGCGTCCTGGGCGGCGCGTAGGAAGGCGCGGCCGCGGCGTACGGCCTCGGCGATTCGGCTGGTGATGTCCGCAAAGTACTGCGCGGACAAGGTGGTGATGGCGCCCTGGTGGCGGGATGTCCAGGTGAAGGTGCCCTGGCGACGGCCGGCGTTGTCCAGGAGGGTCCAGGCGCCTTCCCGGTAGATGACGGGAAGGTCGGTGGCCGCCCACGTTTCAGCAAAGGCCATGGCGGCCCGGTTGAACGCGGCGAGGGAAGTGTTGAAGACGGCGATGGCGGCGCGCAGGCGGGTTCCGGTGGCTGCGCTGCGGCCGGGCCGGATGCCGGCGAGGGCGTTCAGGAGCCGGGTTTGGGCGGTGGTGAGGATCCGCCAAGCCGCGGTGAGCCGGTCGACGCCTGAGGTGATGTAGCCGAGGAGGCGGGAGCGGAGGGTGCGGCCGCGGCGTACGGGGGTGGTCATCGGCGTCGCCGCTCAACGAGCTGGAACGTGCCGAGGACCACGGAGGCGTCGTCGGTGGTACCGGGCGCGGGTTCATCGGGGGCCGGGGACCCGCCGGCCTCGAGGCCAGCGATCTGGCGCTCGTAGGACTTGATGTTCTCAGTGAAGGACACGCTGACGGCACCGGACAGGTTCACGGTGGACGCCTGCGCGCGCAGGGCGGCGAGGCGTTCGTTGAGGACCTCGAGGGCGACGGCGCGGGCTTTGCCGAGGCGTGTGTAGCGGGTGTTGAGGTCGGTGAGGTCGGTGGCGGTGCCGAGTTGGGAGATCAGCCAGGCTTGGGTGGCGGTGTCCACGTGCCCTCCTGGGGGCGGTAGGGGGGAGGGTGGTGCGGGTGCGGGCCCGCCG